CGCACGTTAGCAATACCATCAGGTACGACAAAGTTGTATGTCCCTGCTGTTGCGTATGCTTTTACTTGACCAACCCCAAACGGGCCAGTGAAGGGAAGGTTTTGATTGGCAATTGTTTGGATTGTCATGATACGTTTCCTTGCATTGTTACGCCACGCCCAAGAATCGTCCCTCGAACACCGTACAGTGTTGGATTAGAAAAGTCGAACGCCTGATATGTCGTAGTCGATGGATAGCTACTGCTTAATGAAACTGAACCATTGATCTGAACGGTTCCAGTACCGCCCGGAGCGCAGTCAGTGGTTGCAACCCCAATAAGGTAGTAACCTGTTGATGGCGATGCTGTAAGTGGGACAGAAAAAGTTGAGGTTGTGTATAAAAGAGGGTACGTTACTGGCCCCATAGACACCAACGTATAGGTTGGAAAATTACTAGCGTTTACAAGCGCAATAAACGCATTGTTGCCATAAGACCCTGCCATTACAGTGTGAGAACTAGCGCCATTATTAGCCAATGAAAGTGTATATGAGCCAGCTATTGTGCTATTGGAACTATAGTAGTAGAGAATACCTACTTGTGGATTATACATAAGCATCAGTCCAGAACCAGTAACTGCCAAACCAAGAGATGCCACCGTCGGAGTTGGGCTACCGCTAGTATCTGAGGCATTACCAATCGCAGTAACAGACATATTTGTCTTATTGAGTCGAACGGTAGTATTTATAGAGTTATAGAAAAATCCACCGTCTGGGCAAAGCGCAACTTGTCTTTCAACTTGCTGAACACTTGTTCCACTTACACTACTAGAACCTGCGGAAGTATAAACAGCAGACCCAACAGTTTTTCTATACAGTTGGAAATTGTAAGTTGTTGTACTATTTTTCCAAAATGCCATGACGCTTCCGTCTAAACATCCAGCAACCGCAAGATTTTGGTCTGATGAAACAGTCGCCCCTGAAATTCCATATTCCGCAGAATACGCCGTTCCAGTATTTGTGTAAGTCCTAAAATAAAGTCCACCGCTATCCTGCGCGTACATTACAACAAAATAACCATCTGGTAATGCCGCAAGATCCGCAATTCTTGCACCGCTGGTAGATGGCGATTCAATTGATATAGAAATTGACAATACGCCGCTATTCAATAAAACATACGAAGTTGAATAAATAGCATAAGAAATTATTCCTGATCCAGCAGTGTTGGAATTGTAGTAAATAACACAAATTTTTCCATCAGAAAGAACTGCAATTCTTATCGTAAAATCCTGAGTTATACCAGTAGCAACGGTCACGGTTGTTTGTAATACACCAGCTTTTGAAAGAACAGCGTATTTAATTTGGTTTGGTGAGGCCGAATATTTGTATGCAATTACACAGCCACCATCAGGCAATGACGCTGTTGACATTGCATCACAAGCCACTGACTCAATAACTGTTTGCGCTACTAACGTAGTTCCTGTTGTTGATGTAGCAGGCGCGTTTCCAGATCCCGATGAAAAATATGACGCTCCGTTTGGGTTGGAGTTTGATCTGTTATACCCAGCCAAAGTTTGTGCGGTTGAGGTGGCTAAATTACCACCGTCTGTAGAGTTAAACCTTTGTAATGCATATGTTGAACTGTTTACGTTCATTGACGTCATTATTGCTTGGATAGTGGTTGAATTACTAACAACGGGAGTCCAATAAACGGTAACTGTAGAACCGTTTTCAATAAACCCCGGATACACCAAATTACTAGTTGGTTGCGCGGCGGCTGTGAGTGGATACGGGCCACCAGTCAAAGAAGCGCCAGCGGTTGAACAAAACTGAAACTGAGGGTTATAAGAATTTTGATTAAATATTACAACATTCCCGGCACTTGTTAAATATGCTACTGGCGAATTATTTTGATAACTCGATGCATTTACTATAACCGCACTACCCCAAGTTGCTGTGGTTGTTCCTGTAACGTTGTAATACTCTAAACCATTGGTGCTTAAACTTCCAAACACCGCAATACTGTTATCCGCCAACAAAACAGCCGTCATGTTGGCAAGTTGAACTCCGCTACCAATACGCCCGCTTCCGCTTGTTACGTTGGTTGTTGAAATGTTAAACACAACAGAGGAGGAGCTGTCAGTTATTACAAGAGCAACAGTGCTGTCAGCCCGAGCCAACAGCGTCATAGTTAAGTCAGTAGTGGAAACAGCGCCAAATCCAGTTGGCGTAGTCCAAGAACCAGAAGCCGCTGTTGCAGTAAAAAGTCTAACTTGCGTATTGTTGCCGTTATTTCTTACAGCGGCGGCAAAACCGCCGTTTGCTCGAGCCACCATTGATATTCTAGGGGCATTTGAGCCTAAAGTTATTGATGTATCTCTGGTTGCCGCAAGAGTTACGCTACCAGTATTAGTGTAAATTGCGTAAGCTATTCGTTCTGTGCCAGCCTGATTGTCTTGCCAAGCAACCGCAAAACCCCCACCAACTAAAGCAACAACGGCAATTGATTGAGTTGAGGTTGCATAAATTGTTGTACTAATGGTTGTTGGCGAAACAACAACAGCACCTGCTGAGTCAAGAATGGTAAAAGTTGGATATGATGTAGATACCATACTGTAATATACAAAAACAGTGTTACCGTTTGTTAGTTTAGCGCAGGGATTTCCACCACGGGTTCCCCCTAGAACATTAGGCCAACGTAGATAACTGCCAGTTGTCCCACTAAAAACAGGTGCTTCTGAATCTTGTAAAACTAAACCACCAGTTTGGCCCACTCCAGAAGGAACGCCGTAGTCGCCTTGCCTAAAGTAAACCAAATCGCCAGTACTAAATCCTGACGTACTAGCCACAGGCACTGTTGCTGCTGATAGCGCGTTATTTTCACCGCTGCCAGAAGAAATTATAGTTGTTGGTGCGGTAGGTAATCCGCTTAATCCAAATGATCCATTTGCCATTTTAGTAATCTCCGCCCATTGCAGTCACAATAAAAGATTCCGCGTTAGCCGTGGACACACGCAGTGTGCATCCGGGGCCAATCATGATAGGGAACAGTGTTTGAAACGTCACCGCCTGTAGCGACGTTGCATAAGCCTGCACTGTGGTAGAGGGGGTTGCCGCAGTCACAGGAACCTCTTCGTACAAGAATGTGTTAGCCGCAGTGTTAGCCGCCGCGTCAGAACTTACAAACAAGCGTATCATGCCCGCTGTGGTAGTACCAGTAGCTTGAATGACAACCCGCTCAATGCGTGAGCCGCCGGGGTTTGTTGCGTCTACAAAAGCAGGCGCAGTCCACAAAATGGTTATGGTTCCTGTGCCGTCACGGTTAGTGTTTGCCGTGTTAATTACGCTTGATGCTTGTCGAGCGTTTTTTGTATATTGTGCGTTCGTTGCCATTTAACTGACTCCTGCGTTGATAAGTAAAAAGCTGGGGGTTAATGGTAATTCTTGAAAAAATGGTGCGGCTGCACCGTTACTAACAAGAACTTGCCCTGCCGTTCCAATTGTTGAAAATGCAAATGCCGTTCCTGTACCGTATGCTACCGCGCCTGCTGTGGGAGTAGAAGTGGAATTTGTGCCGCCACCGTTAATGCCAAGTGTAGCAAACGCTGGAGCACCAGTACCATTAGAAACCAATGGCTGCCCTGCCGAACCTACAGTTGTGAATGCTGTAACGTTTGTAGCTGATTGATATGGGACAACACCAGCCGTCCCGCCAACCAAATTGCCCGTAGCAGTCACAGATGGTACAGAAGCCCAATCAATAGTTGTTCCGTTCCATGACAGCACATAGTTTGTAACAGTTGGTGCAGGTGCAAAGGTTGTTGCCCCTGCACCAGTTTGATAAGCAATCCTGTTTGCTGCTCCGCCAGCCAAGTTTGTAGCTGTTACGGCATTTGTTGCATTAACGGCATTTGTTGCATTAGTAGAATTAGTAGCAAAACCAACTGACAATGTACTTTGTGCAACATATTGAGGGCCAGCTGCCCCAGCGGTAAGAACGTCATTTAACGTGCCTAAAGTCAACTTGCTAATTGTTGTAGCCCCAGACGCATACAACATGTCACCAGTACTGTAGGACGAAAATCCAGTACCGCCATTTGCGGCAATTAAAGTTCCGTCAAGTGTAATTGTTCCACTTGTAGTAATTGGCCCGCCAGAGGTCGTCAGTCCAGTTGTGCCACCAGAAACTGCAACACTTGATACAGTGCCTGAAGAACTTGCATTGGATGCCAACAAAGTAACTACACCAGAGCTATTCTTGGTGTATAGCTTCATATCAGCTATGTTGAGGCCCAATTCGCCGTTATTCAAATTTCCCGATGTGGGAACGCTAGTGGCTGTTGAGCTGTAGTAAAGCTGGATTGGGGTAAAGCCGATTGCCGCCATGTTGTACCTTTATTAAACCCGTAATCAGGGTTTATTTACATATCCGTTATATGGTATTTCAGAACCGCTTAAATTGTCCAATGGTAAATCAGGACGCGGAAACCTAATCGTTATTCTTTCGGTTTTGCGAGCCGGCAGGCGGTAGGGATCAAGCTCATCTGCACAGCCCTCGTTGCACACCCTGAGACCCGGCAAGTTTGGGTCGTTGCGCATCACGGCGTGCGGGCGCTTCATCTTGCAGCGGTCGCACACCGCAATTGCGATGTCAGAGTATCCGAGGGTGTCCAGAAAGATGGCCATCGGTCACCTTGTATATACAGAAATATTTGGAGCAAAGTAGATTGGCGACTTGTCGCGCTCTTCCTCTTCGGCCATGGCAAGGTACTTTGCCGCCTGACCCTCAAGGTACTGAACGCGGTTCAAGTCCACGCCGGGCAGCTCGAGGCTCATCCGGTGAGCCAGCATCATCACCACGGCCTCGTACCAGCGCTGTGGAACCTCCAGCTCGCCGTACAGGTCGCCCACGTCCATAATCTGGCGCGAGTACCAGATGGTCATCTGATAGAAGGCATCTTGAGGCGTTGGCCACAGCACGATCTCGCTCTGCGGGATGGTGCGGTTAAACCAGAACTGGAACGGCTGGTTGGCTGTAAAGTTCTTGTTGGGCAGGTTGGTGTAGTCGTCGCGGTTCAAGCGGGACATGGTGATCTCGGTGCTGTTGTTGCCAAAATACAACTCTCGCAGACTCAGGGTGGTTCCGCTGTAGGCCCGAATGCGGTAGTACGGCACGGTCTGGCCGTTGGCAATGTCGGTCCAGACCCACTCGTTGTCCACCACGGTGATGGGCCCCAAATCAACCAAGGTTGACCAAGTCACGTCGTCAAGCGAGTATTCAAGGATGAATGATTTAGTGCCGCTGGAGCCCGGCAAGAAACCAATGGAGCCGATGAAAATGGGGTTGGACGGGCCAAAGTTGACAGCAATGTTGCCGTTGGCCGAGGTTTGGGTGCAGACGGTCTCTACGTCGCCGTCATAGACGTTTGCAACGGTTCCGCCGGCCGAAGTGGTGTAGCTGCCGTCAGGGCGGTTCATG